CACGGCGATGGGGGCAGGATGACGATCGGCTCCACCTACCGCGCGTGGGGACCGGCCGAGGGCTCGAAGCTCGGTCCGGCCCCGGAGGTACTCGTCGTCGGTAAGACCGACAAGGGCTGGGTCACCGAAGCAGCGCGCCAGCCCGCCGCCCTGATCGCCTTCGGCTGCGAGCACATGTGGATCGAGACCGCGAAGCCGAACCCGAACGTCATCCCCGGCACGAACCTCACCCTGGAGATCACATGAGAACCCGCCACCACCAGATCGGCCGCAAGCTCGAGACTCTCGTCGCGGTCTTGTGCGTCTTCGCGATCGCCGGGACCGCGGCCACGATCGCGCTCTCCGACACGGGCGGCGTCGGGACGACGATGGTCCCCTCGAACTTCGACAAGGCGGCGTACCTCGCTCTGCGGCCGATGACGCCGCCGCTGAACGACAAGGTCGGTCCGATCCACTGCCGCCTGCACGGCCTGACGCTGGCCTACTGCAACGCGACGTTCACGGGCGGACAGCCGCTCAAGCTGCGCGTCTACGTCCAGTACATCGTCGCCAAGGACGCCTACAAGGTGTGGGCGCGGATCAGGGGCGTGCATGGCCCCTAACCCGCGGCGTCTCGACGCGCGCCTCGACGCGCTGTACGAGCGCATCCCGAGCCTGCCGTGCAAGGGCATCTGCTACGACTCGTGCGGCCCGATCGCCATGTCCAACCGCGAGCGCGCGAGGATCGAGACCGGCATCCGCTCCGTCCACGTCGTGCAGCGCAACGGCGTGTCCGCGTGCTCGATGCTCGACCAGCACGGGCGCTGCTCCTGCTACGAGATCCGCCCGGCGATCTGCCGACTGTGGGGCGTGGCCGAGGGCATGGAGTGCCCGTACGGCTGCAAGCCCGAGCGCTATCTGACCCGCACGGAGGCGATGATGATCCTCGGCGAGGCGCTGACCATCGGCGGCGGCTCCACGGAGACGCAGGTGATGCAGGCGCTCGGCCAGATGCTCGAAACGCTGCCGCCCGACGACGAGTTGCGCCGCACCGCCGAGGCGATGATCCGCAAGCCCACGCTGGCCGGGCGCGTGAACACGAAACCGAAGTCCGTGATTGACCGATAGGGGACCCGAATGACCGAACTGCTCAGACCAGAACTGACCGAGCTCCCGCCGAAGATGCGCAGGCTCCTGGTCGACAACCGCGGCTACCCGGTGCCGTGGTTCGTCACGTGGATCGACGAGAACGACAACCCGCTGCCGGACGGCATGGGCAAGCCGGAGTTCGTGCGCGTGCTGCCGGAGAAGACGATTGAGGCGACCCGGTATCGCAAGTGCTGGGTATGCGGCGGGCAGCTTGGAGCCAACGTGGCGTTCACGATCGGCCCCATGTGCGTCGTGAACCGGATCAGCGCCGAGCCGCCCCAGCACCTTGAGTGCTCGCGCTGGTCGGCGATCAACTGCCCGTTCCTCGCGCGCCCGTACATGAAGCGCCAGGCGCTCGGCGACAAGCCGGTCGGCGAAGGGCCGGGCGTGATGATCGAGCGCAACCCCGGCGTGATCGTCGTCTGGGTCACGCGCGCGCAGTCGATGGGCTACCACGTCCACAACCACCTGCCGCTGTTCCACGTCGGCGAGCCGACGCTGGTCGAGTGGTACTCCGAGGGCCGCGAGGCCACGCGCGAGGAAGCCCAGCGCGGCATCGACACCGGCCTGCCGCTGCTGCTCGAAATGGCGGAGAAGGATGGCCCGGACGCCGTCGCCGAGCTCGAGGCGATGACGGTCGTCGCCGAGAAGTTCCTGCCCGAGTCGAAACTAGAGTCTGCCTATGCCGGACGCTGAGGAAACCCCGCCGCAGGAGGCGATGACGCTTCGGATGCCGAAGTGGCTGTGGGACCGCATGGAAGCGGCTCGTGGCGCGATCCCGCGCGAGCGCTGGGTCCGCTGGCTAGTCGAGAAGGAAACAGACCCGGAGTTGCAAACCAAACCAACAGAAGGACAGTGATGGCTTCCACGCCCCCGGCAGAGAACAACAACTACACGCTCCAGGAGTACCGCCCCGTGGGGAAGAACGGGGATGACGAGGAGGTCTGGGCGTGGGAGGACATCGCCACCGTCGAACTGCCGCCGCGCGCCCAGCGCAAGACGGCGCTCACGCGGGCGTTCCAGGAGAACCCCGGTCTGACGCCGATCGACGAGGCGGGCAAGTACCGCATCCTCGACGCCGACTCGTCCAGGGTGCTGACGGTCAAGGCCAAGCCGCCCGAGATCCCGCAGCTTGAGATCACCCCCGAGTGACATGCCGGACTTCGATGCGTACCGGGCGAAGCTGAACGAGCGGCTGGGGCAGCACGCCCCGCCGTTCGTCGCCTGGGTCGACAAGCTGGAGCAGTTCTCCAACGCGCAGGACCGCAAGATCGCCGAACTGGACGACCAGATCCGCGACCAGGCCGACAAGGACGCCACGATCAAGAGCCTCGAGGAGGAGATGGCGCTGTTGGTTGAGGACATCCTCGACGTGGATCGCGGCATCAAGACGTACGAGGAGCTCGTCGTCGACGTGCGCCGACGAGCCTAGACTGGAGTCGCGTGAAGCTCTTTCGCTGTGTTCTGGTGGGCGGGCCTTTCGACGGTGACGAGGGCACGATCCGCCACAGTGACCGGCCGCAGACGATCTGGGCCGGTCACTGCAAGCCGATCAGCAAGTGCCGGGAGATCCACTGGACGCTTGACCATGTGCAGGCCGCGGACCTCGGCTATGAGCGCTACGGCTACGAGCAGACGCGCGATGACGTGCACGTGTACGTGTGCGCGGACGTGGCGTCCGGCCCCGGCGGCTCCGTCCGCGTGCTGGAGGAGATTCCGGTCAGTGGGTGACTTCGACTTCCCGCACCCGGACTGGCAGAACTGGCAGATGGGCGGCGTGAACGTGTCGTCGAGCAACTACGTGCCGGACGGGACGCTCTACATGTCCGGCGGCAGGGTGATCGCCGCCCCGAAGACCACGGCGTTCATCAACGACCTGCTCGACACGGACAAGGCCGAGACGCAGGCGGCCAAGCTCCGGGAGCTCATGGATCTCAAGCCTTCAGTCGAGCTTTTGGAGCGCCTCGACAGCGAGTACGTCGGCGAGCCCGAGCTCGTGCAGGTCATCGACGACTACGTCATCGAGTTCACGACACGGCGCGGCAAGATGCGCGTCTTCCGGCGTCCCGGCGAGACGTGGGAGGAATGCCTGATCCGCATGGGGCTGCTCGATGCTTGACGTGGACGAGATCGCCCTGGTGGAGGCGAGCCTCAACGACGGCCTCATCGTGCAGTTGGTCGTCGACGCCTGCCGGTTTGCGTGCTGCGGCAAGCCGTTCCGCGAGCGCGCCGGGTACGAGCAGGTCTACACCGGCACGATCGCGCACGTCGAGCTCAATGGACTGGAGCCGATCGCCGTGCGGATGAACGGTCTGGGTATGGGCACGCCGTCGTTCATTGTGGAGGCAGGGGTCGAGAACATCTGCCTTGTGCGCCAGCGTCCTCGCCCGGCCGCGCGCTATGGCTGATTCGCTGACGCGCGAGGAGGTCGAGGAGCGCACGGGCATCAAGGTCACGCCGAAGATGGTCTTCGTGCTCGCCGCGGACGGCGATCTCTACGGCAGGGTCGGCGACGAGTGGTACATCTACCCGCCGTATCCCGTTTTCCGTCCGACCGAAACGTAGGATGGCCGACATGAACGCGCAGCAGGAAGCGTCGAACGCCTGGCTTGAGATGACGCCCTCGGCGCAGGCCCAGATGCTCCGCTTCTATTGGGCCAAGAAGGAGAAGTTCATCTTCCATCTCGTGTCGCCGCCCTGCGTGCACGAGTGGCTCAAGGGCACAGTGCGCTGGGTCTCCGTGACGGGTAGCCTCGTGCACATCAACGGCGGCAAGGGCATCGGCCTCGTCGAGGTCCCTGTCGAGCACATCATCGACGTGGTCATGGAGTCGGACTAATGGCGCAGGCGAGTTGTCACGGGTGTGGGGCGGACATCGTGTGGAGGGACCTGCCGGACGGGTCGAAGGGTGCCTTCGACGTTCACGAGGTCTCGGCCGGGCCGGGGCGGTACGTCGACTCGGAGGAGGGCCTGAGACCCGTCACCGAGACGGCAAGCGTTTCCGCCCTCCAGCTTCACGCGCTCGTCTGTCCCGTCAATGACCGCTGAGGCTCGCGCCCTCGAGGCGCTCCAGCTCGCTCGAGCATCCCAAGAGCGCATATTGGAACTGGAGTCTGCACTTGAGCGCGCGAAAGTAAGTCGCGATCGGGCACTTACCGAGTGCTGCGAGATCGCAGGCGAAGAACGGACAGTGCGGGAACTCGGCCTACACGCCAACTCCCTGCGTGCGATGGTCAAACGCGCGACATGCTGAACGACCGGCTGACCGAACTCGTCGAGGAGTACATGCGCGGCTGGCGCGAGGACCGCCTCAAGCGCAACCGCGAACCGCTGATGGAGGCGATCGAACTGGAGCGCCGCGGCCTGCGACACACGCGGTTCAGCCACGTGGCGAACCTGCCCGCGATGGTCGCGCCGTTCTCGATCGTCATCCCTGGGAACTTCTGGCTGCACGTCGCTGCCGACGAAGTCGAGGTCGCCTGTCCGTGCGGTTCCGAGCCGCGGATGCACTCCGGCGTTCCGGTGGTCTGCTCTGGCGAGGAGTGCCCACGCGCCTACCTCTACACGGGGCGCGAAGTGCTGGTGGCGTTCAGCCCGAGAGGCACCGAACCCGTCGAGGAGCCCGATCCCGTCGACGAGATGTGACGGATCGGTAATCTCGGACTGAAGTCGTCTGCTTTTCGTGCAACGATTTACGGCGATGAGGAACTACGCGCCCATGCCCAGCCCGGAGCACATGTACGCCATCGCGGTGCGCGTCGGCGAGATCCTCGGCCGCCGTTTCGCCTACATGCACGCGCGCTGCTACCACTTCGCGCTCGAGGACGGCTGGTCGATTTCGATTCAGGCGGAAAGTGCGGGCCGTGTCCGCGTGTCGGCCTGCCGCTGGACCCGTCCCGTCGCTACGCTGTGGGCGCGCGCCGACGACCACAACAGGCTGGCTGGCCTCGTCGTCGAGCTCGCGGGAGAAATCGACGGAGTCTTGGCATAGGGAGCACGACATGACGACCTCACGACTAGCCACCACGAACCGCTCACGAGGCTGCCGCTCACGCTCGGCGTGACGGTCAAAGCCAACTGGTTCGAGGGCTCCGTCGACACCCAGGCCGCGGGACCGGACGTAACCCGCGTCGGACGGCTCGTTGATCTTCTCGGGCCAGAGGAACTCAACGTCAGGCTCGCTGCCCTCATGCGCGACGAGAGCGAGCTCTACAACGAGGGCATCACCTGTCCGATCAAGGACCACGACGCCTCATCCTGCGTCGCGTGCCCGATCCGCGAGACCGATCCGCTGGAGCGCCTTGAGCCGCTGTGCACGATCGGCGTCGAGCAGGACAAGGTCATCACCGCCCTCCTGGTGCACGCCCATGCCCCAGGTCGTTGACGCTCCGCTCTCGCACAAGGGGACTCCGATATCGGCGACGATCGGCGCGCGGCGGATGTCGGCGACGCACGCGGACCGGCTGGCGATCCTGGCGGGCGAGAAGACGGAGATCCGCCACCACGCCCCCGCAGCATGGAGGGCGAGGCCACCCGGCCGCCCGCCGGGGCCGTGCATCATCTACACGGATCGCGCTGACGGGCTGGTGCTCACCGACGTGATCTGGGCGGACACCCCGTGGTTTGAGCCGCTGTCGGCGATCAGCCCCGAGGGCCTCAAGGCCGAGGGTTTCGAGACGTACGAGGAGTTCCTTGCGTACATGAAGCGGCGGTGGGCACCGAAGAAGCTCGAGATCATGATGGTCGTCCGCGTCACGCGAGTCCGCCGTCTCACCGAGGAGGACATTCAGGCGTTCAAGGACGCGGCGTACGAGCGGCTCTACGGCCAGTACGCATGAGCCCGGCCGAGTGGCGGATCTACGGTCGGCGCGGAGGCTGCGTCATGTGCGGGCTCCGGCTGCCGGAGGACCAGGACATCGACCCGAGCTTCCGACCGGAGTTGCGCAATATCGAGGTCCACCACGGCATCCGCCAGCAGGATCTCCGTCGCCGCGGTCTGGACCTCTGGGACGAGCGACTCGCCGTCTGCCTTTGCGAGTACCACCACCGCCGCCACACGAACAGGGTCCGGCGCATCATCCGCCAGGCGCTTCCGGTCGGCCTGCTGGACTACGTCGCCGAGCACGACCTCTGGCCCCAATTCGATCGGGAGTACCCCTTTGGCCTCACCACCTAAGACTCCGCTCACCACGTCCACGCCGCCGCCGACCGCGCCAGCGCCGCCGGTCGTCTTCCAGGTCGCGCTGCCCGGCGGCGGACGCCTCGAACTGGAGAACCAGGACGAGGTCGACATGTGGAACGACGCCAAGAAGAAGTACGAGATCGACTACGGCTTCACGCGGACCAACGACCTGATCCTGCTCGGTGCGATGTTGTCCCAGGGCATCGCCATGTACCGCGCCCAGGTGGATCTCACGTCGCCGGTCAAGGGCAAGGCGGCCACCGCGTCGACGCGTATTGCCTCCGCGGCTGGCGAGATCCGGGCGCTCGAGAAGGCGCTGGGCATCGACAAGAAAACTCGCGACTCGAGTTCCGGGCAGAACCTCGCCGAGTACCTCGCGATGCTCAAGCGCGCGGCCCACGCTCGCGGCGTTCACATCGCGGCGCGGACCAAGGCGTACGAGGAGTTCAGCATGGCGCTGCGCCAGAAGATCCGGGTGCTGCGAAACGCCGACGACGAGGACCGGCTCTACGAGGGCGTCAGCGAGGTTTCGATCATCCAGTGGGCCGAAGGTGAGCTCGCGCGACTGGAAGCGAAAGACCAGGAATGGGCTCAGGAGAAAGGCAGGGTGTTCGTCGGCCGCCTGTAGACCTCGTCTGGCTGGTGGCGCGCGAGTACCACGCGACCACGGCAGCGGCGGCGATGGCGCTGGCACATGGCAGGGTGACGATCAACGATGTGGCGGTGGGCCTCGTTCACCGCTACTCATACACGCGCGAGGACTTGGCCGGGGCAATGCTCGGGCTGCACACGCAGCGCAGGCGCGTCTTTGGCAGCCAGCCGATCCGTCAGGGTGTAGGGGGTGTAGGGGGTGTCGTAGCCTCACGACACCCAGGCGACACCCCCCTCGCGACACCCCGGCAAGTCACGACTGGAGTTCAAGGAACGCTATGGCCTCGTTAGGAGTCTTCGTCGACGACCAGGGAAAGCCCGGCCGTAGCCCGCTGCCTGAGACCGAAGGGACGTGGACCTTCGACGAGGACGACTACCTCCTCTACGCCATGCTCTGCGACCCCGTCCACTGCGCCGAGCTGCTCGGCGACGACCCGAACAACCGCGACTACGGCGGCTGCTACACGGTCCGCGACTACCAGTACCCGCTGTTCCGCATGGACGACAACTACGCCGGGGCGACGTGCGCCCGATCGGTGGGCAAGACCGAGTCGATCAAGTGGAAGTCGGTCGCGCACACGTTCAGGCGGATCGGAGAGAACCTTCTCGTAACCGCCCCGGAGCTCATCCACCTGCTCCCGTTGACGGACGCGATCGAGGACACGATCCGGTCGCTGCGCCTCACGCGCCAGTTCCTCGACATGCGCGGCGGGAAGACCGGCTTCACGCACCGGCCCTTCGGCGTCGACTTCCTCGACGGGACGAAGATCGTCGGGCGCATTCCGCGGCTGACGGGCACGGGCGTCAAGGGCCAGCACCAGCCGGACCTGATGGTCGACGAGGGCCAGGACTACCCGGAGAAGGGCTGGACCGAAGTCCACGAGACGGTGCTCAAGGACCACGTCGACATCGACGGAAACCCCGACTTCAGCTACCACTTCTACGGCGTGCACTCCGGAGAGCGCGGGTCCGGATTTGCCAAGCGAGCCACGGAGGGCTCGTTCCGGATCGTGCAGGTCACGGCGATCCAGCGCCCCGGCTGGTGCGCGGCGGAGAAGGCGGCGGCGATCGCGGCCTACGGCGGCACGTCAAACGGCGACTATCGTCGGAACATCTACGGCGAGCCCGGCGCGCCCGCGAGCCCGTTCTTCGTCACCGCGCGGCTCGTCGCGTGCCTCGACCAGGAGCGCGAGTCGTTCTACAACCAGAGCGAGTACCTGTACCAGTTGCTCCGCGCCGAGGAGTTCGACGAGATGGGGCTGCCGATCGCGGAGCTGCTCGACCTGCCGATGGGGCTCAAGAACGTGTGGGGCGGCATGGACGTGGGCCTCACCGAGTCGCCGACCGTCATCACCCTGTGGTCCGAGCAGAAGCACGACGGCGTGATCCGCCTCAAGCTCGTGCGGCGCATCCATCTCGAGCGCTTCCGCACGCGCGTGATCCGCGAGGCCCTGTACGCGATCTTCCGCACGTACAACAAGAACCTCAAGGGCTTCGGGATGGACATCACCGGGCTCGGCTTCCCGATGTGGCAGGAGATGGAGGACGACGAGGCGGTCCCGCCGCGGTTGCTCGAAGTCACGCGCGGCTACTTCTTCAACGCCAAGGTGCCGGTCCACGTCGACAAGGATCAGGTCACGACGGACGCTGGCGGGCGGATGCGCGACCATCTCGGCCAGGCGGTCGTGGAGGAGACCGACCCGAACACCGGTCTGCCGCGCTACGTGACGATGATGTCGATGATCGAAGCGAGCACCCGCTACCTGCGCGAGTTCGTCGACCAGCGCAAGATGCTGCTCCCCTTCGACACGGAGATCACCCGCGACATGCAGGCCGAGACCCAGCAGCGGGTCAAGCGGCTCGCCGGGGCTCAGCGCAAGCCCAACGCCTTCCACATCCTCGACTCGATGCGGGCGATGGCGATGGTCTACCACTCCGAGGAAATGGAGCGGGCGCTCGCGCAGGACCAGATCCAGCCCGTGCTCGAATTGGCGCTGTGACCGAGACCGCCACCGATCCGCTGATGGTGGCGCTGACCCTCCGGGTCCCTGTGCAGGACCCGGAGAAACCGCGATCGGAGTTTGCGGATGAGCTCGGGACGTTCATGCTGGTCTCGGCGTTCTGGTCGGGCGAGATGAACGCGATCCGCTTCGACGCGCGGCAGGCGCTCGACGACCTCGAGAGTCGCTGGGCGAAGATGACCGGCTGGGAGGGCATGGTCCGCGGCCGCACCAACGAGTCGGTCGAGGCGGCAAAGCGCGACTTCGATCCCGACTTGTGGGATCACCTGCACTACCGCCGCTGCCAGCTCCGCGACCTCGACACCGAGATCGAGCGCCTCGATCGCGACGCGACGAAGGTCTCGCGTGCGTACACGATCCTGATCGGCTCGCCCTGATCGCGGGTATGCGGTAGACCTAGTAGGCGCAAGACCCTCCGACGAAAGGCGATGATGTCCCCCCAGGCACGCACCGGAACCGCGAAGGCCGACGACGACGAGGACGAGAAGACCACGACCTCAAGCGACGAGGGCGTGACGGAGCCGGACGGCAGCAACGCTCACAACATGGTGACCCCGGACACGAACGTCACCCCGATAGAGCCCGGCGAGGGCGCGACCACCTTCATGACCGCCGAGGAGGCGGAGGAGGCCGAAGCGGCGGACGCGAAGTCCAAGTCGGCCAAGAACGACGACTGATGTCCGTCATCAACTACACGGTCTGGCGCAAGGCGAAGGCAAACACAACGACCCACGTGGACCTACCCGCCCTGCGCTTGTTCCCGGCGATCCCGTACATCTGGATCGACGCGGCGCGCGGCCGGTAGAACCAACCGTCCCTCATCAAGACGGTGAATAGGTACCGGCGGCGCTCAGCCCGCCGGGGGCGTTTGCGGAGGGCCGCCATGTTCGGGGCGGCCCTCCGTGTTTGCGCTAGTGGCCGGGCACGTTGAACTGCCCGACGCCGTCCTTCGTGCACAGGGTGTAGATCCTGCGCAGGCTCGGGCGCTTGCCCTGGCGGTTGCGGTGGCCCCAGATCGCCACGGCGACGACGCGGCCAGCGCGCGCGTGGATGCCCACGAACGAGATGTGGACGCGGCGGCCGGGCAGCACGGGCAGCACCTTGCGAGTGCTGGCAACCCAGGCGATCACGCGCTTGTGGCCCTTGAAGCCGATCGGCAGCGTGACGTTGAACTGACGGCGGCTGACACAGGTCGCCGACTTACCGGACGGACCACGCGGACCACGCGGGCCAGCGGGACCGGTCGGTCCGGGGGGACCAGGAGGGCCGGGAGCACCGTTGGTGCCGTTGGTCCCATTCGTACCATTGGTCCCATTCGCCCCAGCGGGACCAGCGGGGCCTTGCGGACCGGGGGGACCCTGCGCACCGGGGGCACCGGGCGTGCCGGGAGGCCCAGGAGGACCAGGCGGTCCGGGAGGTCCGGGAGGACCGGGCGGACCAGGCGGGCACTGCACGCACGGCGGCGGACAGTCGTGCTTGCAGGGTGGTGGCGGGCAATCCTTCGTGCACGGCGGCGGCGGACAGTCCGTCGTCATCGTGCGTAGCGCCACGCGACTGTCCATCGGCGGGCATGGGTTGGGCGGACACGGGTCGGTGGTGACGCCACGTGTCGTGGTCTTCGGGCACGGCGGTGGCGTCGGCTTGCAAGGGCCGAGGTAGTCGCCGTGCGCGAGATGGGCCGGGACCGCCGACGCGTCGACCGAGATCGTGTGCGCGTTGGCGGGGTTGCCCGGCGGGATGTGGCAGATCGTCACCTTGTGATCCACGCGAACGTGGTGCACGGAGTGATGCTTCGTGGCCGACGCGGACGCCGCTGGCAGGACCAGCAACGCGGCAGCGACGGCCAATAGGGACTTCATGGCTCTCCCTGAGTCGTGGTCGCTGTGGGCGGGGCGGACCACGCCGACCTGTGGATTCTTAGCGCGAGCTTAGGGGCTAAGAGCCCGAACCGCCGACCCAAGTCCCCCGATTCACGATCTAAGGACCACGGATCGGACTCTAGTCCGGCTTTCGTCGTAGATTAGGAGCGTGGCCGAGCTCCTCCTCCCGCCCGGCGTCGACGCTCCCAGCCGCGGCCCGTTGCCGGAGGGCCAAGTTGTCGGCCGAGGCATGGTCGTCAACGAGACCGATCTCCCCGACGAGGCGGTCATGACCTACGTCGAGGAGCACGCCTCGATGCTCGGTGTCAACCAGTCCTCGCAGATGACCAGCTTCCAGGGCTCGGGCGGCTCCCTCTTGGCTCGTGCGCGGTTCAAGGTGCCGCGCACGATCCAGGACGAGATGATGCTCGCCCGCGACCTCGCCGAGAAGGACGACGATGTCGGCGCGACGATCGGCTCGATGACCGCGCTCGCGTGCGGCGAGGGATGGCGGCACTCGCACGTCGACGAGGTCACCGTCGCCGCCTTCGACAAGATCGCGCGCGAGATGAACCTGTACCGCGTGTTGCAGGAGATGTACCGCGAGCTCCTCATCACGGCGTCGATCACGTCGGTCCACGCGTTCATGTCCAAGCCGCTCCAGTTCCAGCCGCAGGGCTCGGACCGCCAGCGCACCCGGAACATCATCATGCCGATGGTCGGCGTGCTGCCGGGCGAGCAGGTGCGGGTGCTCGACAACGACATGTTCGCCACCGGCACCCTCGCCTACGCGCCGCTGACCGGCTCGCAGGAGGTCTGGCTGCGCGAGTTCTTCTCGCCGCAGACCACCGCGGCGCGCAAGGCCGAGATGCGCCGCGAGGACCCGGTGCTCACCACGCTTCTCGTGCGCGAGGTCCGCGTCAACACGGACGCTCCGACGTACATCGAGTCCACCGACGCGGCGCAGGGCGGCACGCTATACCTGCTCAACCCGACGATGGTGCACCGCTCCACGTTCCCGAAGGGTGCGGCTCGCTACGCCCGGCCGCTACTGACCCGGAACTTCGCGCTCGTCGAGGCCAAGCGGATGCTGAACATCATGGACTACGCTCTGCTCCAGGGCGGGGCGAACTTCCTCGTCGTGGCGAAGAAGGGCACCGACCAGCGCCCCGCCCAACCTGCCGAGATCAGCAACCTGCGCGAGCAGCTCCGGCGGTCCGGATCGACCGGCGCGATCATCGGCGACCACCGCCTCAGCATCGAGGTCATCACGCCGAAGCTCGACGAGATGCTCAACGCGGAGAAGCGCAAGCTGCTGGGTCGCAAGATCGCGATGGCGATGCTCCGGCTGCCCGAGTTCAGCGAGGGCGACACGGGCGGCGGCGGCCAGTCGGTCCTCACGGACACGGAAATCCTGTCTCGAGTCGTGGCTTCGGACCGCGGCATCCTTAAGCGTCACGTCGAGAACGGGATCTACGAGGAGATCGAGGAGCGCAACACGGCGAGCTTCCAGACCGGCGCGGCCGACCTGTGGTTCCCGAAGATCGTCCTCCAGGGCCTCCAGTTCTTCACCGATATGGTGCTCAAGCTCCGCGACCGAGGCGACATCTCCCGTCATAGCGCCGTCGCCGCGGCGGGCTACGACTATGACGCCGAGGTCGCGGAGCGCAAGCGTGAGAAGTCGGACGATCGGACGATGACCCCGGCGATGGGCACCGTTCCGTTCTCCTCTGCGTCCGGCGGTCCACAGGACAATGGTGGTGGACGCCCGCCCGGTGCGTCCAGCGCGAACGGCGCGCCCGGCTCCCAGCCACCCGGCACATCGAAGGACCCGGCGCATCCCACGAAGGTCATCCAGCGCAACGCGGGCGAGACGGTGCGCGCCTTCGTCGAGGGCGAGGTCACGTACCGCGCTGGTGAGCTCACCCAGGCGATCCTCGAGGAGTACGCCGACGCCAGCCAGGGTCGCCTCTCCGCCTTCGAGCGCCGGGCCATCGAGGAGATCGCCAATGACACATG